TGGCGTATCGTGCGCCACCACTGTCAACTCGTTGACCGTAAATTCGTGGGTCTGCCCTACCATGCTTTTAAACGCATTGACGCGTTGGGGGTCAGCTACGAAGTTTTCCTTGGCTTCTTGCATTTGGGCGTGGTGCATACCTGCTATAGCAATGCGCTTTTTAATCTCGTTGGCGTCGGTCACATCAGGCCACATAGTTAGCGGCTGGAACGCGTAAGTGGGATAGTCCGCCGGGTTTTGGCTGTTAGTTGTATCAGACGCAAAACAGACTAGCAACGAATGGCTGATCTCGTCGTACCCCGTAATTTTCATTTTTACTTTGTTCATAATTACCCCGCTGGACCTTCTCGTGTACCTGTTGCCGCCCATGTCACAAACGGATTACCGATGATATAGTAGCCCGCAGCACCACCGGGGCCACCAGAGCGTGGATTTGCACCGCCAACTGGACTACCATTGCTACCCGCAGCGCCACGCCCGCCACCCGGACCGCCTGAATTACCTTGACCGCCGGGACCCCCTGCACCGCCAGAGGAACTTGATCCGGGACTGCCCGGACGACCGCCACCACCCCCTGATCCACCATCGTAACCTGCACCGCCGCCACCACCACCGCCCCAATCAGAGCCCCCCTTGTTTGGCGTAAAACCTGCGCCAGCTCCACCCCCGCCGCCACCACCAGCAATAACACTGTTGTTTGTAATAGTCACAGGGCGGTTGACATACAAGGCATTACCTCCACCACCTCCGGGATTACCGTTACTTGCGCCAAACTGACCCGGGCCACCGTCTCCACCACGACCTTGGATTACGCCGTTGTTGGTAATGGTCACTGCATCGCCGGGGCTAAAGGAGCTTGGCACCAGCATGGCATATGCCCCCGTGGATGTGCTGCCTACCAACACGCCGGGGTTAACCGTAACATTTACATTAGATCTACCCGCCACGTATCCCGGACCGCGATTGTTGTAAACATCGTAGTTGTACGTTGGTGATGCGATACTTAATGGAACGTCTACACGGTTGGCGGTGCCATAAAAGTTATTGGCAGCAATAGTGCCCGATGAGGGAATGGTTGTTGTAGTAGAGCTAACGGGCACCAACCCACCACCACGGTAGTATTCGTTCAGGCCAATAGGGTTCGTGCCACCAAACTCAGTTTGGATGTTGGTAAACGCCAGCGGGCCAGACGAGGGCAGCGCCATAGTTACACCGTGCCGTAGGCGGTCAGGTTGGCCAGAGCAGTCACATTGCCCAGCGAGTCAATCTTCAGGATATTGGTCGCCCCGTTCTTCAGATACAGCACGCCGCCCACCTCAGTAAAGGTAAAGTTGGTTGTTGCAATAGTACCTGCGCCAGCGGCCACATTGCCTGTCAGATTGCCTGTGACGTTGCCCGCGACATTGCCAGTGACGTTACCCGTCAGAGGGCCAGAAAAGGCAGTGGCGGACGCCGTGCCGCCCACCGATAGATTGCCTACCACATGGTTTAGCTGCTCAACCACGTTAGTACCATCGGCGCGGAGCAATACGCTCTTCCCTGTCGGGATAGCTACGCCTGTACCCGCTGCTGTGGTATTACCAAGAACTGTCGAGCAATACACGGTTGCCGTATAGCCGGATGCGTTGGTAACCGTATAAAGCTTCGTTACAGGCGGCACGTAGACGTTGAACGGAGCAGTAGTCGTTGTGGTCAGACTGAGAGCCGCGCACCGGGCTTGGTCAGCTGCGCCATTCTGAGCGGTCAGTGCTTGGTTCGCAGATAAGACAGCCACCGATGCCAAGCCAGAAATAGCGTCCTCGATAATGACCCCGAGGTTGTCGTTGGTGATCGTGCCCCACGTACCGGACTTTTCACCGTTCGCTATGAGTTCGATCCGCAGATCGGGGGAGTATGTACTTGGCATCGTATTTCCTTTTAGGCAATCATCGTTTCAGCGTGAGTCTTAGCCTCGGCGACGCGGCGCAGCCAGCCTTTACCGAATGTTGCAAACGTAGGCAGACTGCGGAAAAACGCTTCCTTTTCTGCACTGAATTTTGCCACTAATTCGCTCTGATTGGCATCTTTTAATGCTTGCATGGTCTTGGGGCCGATAGCGCCGTCTGGGGTTGTCCCGATAGCTTTCTGCATGGTCTTAATCGCACGACCGGGACCCGCGTTAATAGCGAAGTCAAACATCAGGTAGTCCAGACCGTCCGGCAGCTCGTCGGCCTTGACCGCATCCCAGTACTTCTTCCTGTACATCGGGCCTACCACTTCGGGTGTCAGAGCGCGCATTGCCTTCTCATCCACAGTCTTGCCTACCCACTCTTCCCAGACTTTCTTGGTCACGCCGAGGTTGGTCATGCCGCCGGGGTCTTTGGGGTGGTTAACGAACCCGCCCTCGTGCTTCAGGATCGCCTTTAAGGCTTCGTCAAAGTTCTCTTTCATTTCTTGGCTTTCATATCAATGATCTTCTCCAGCGTTCTGCCGCCAAAGTAGAACGACATCACAAGCATCCCCCACTGACCCAGCAGCTCTACGAATGAGTCGGCAATGTCAACCAGCGCAGCGTCAAGAATAGCCAGCGCCATGTAGGCCACCAAGATGTAAACAAGCGTCAGCGGACGGATGTTTTTAGACAACCAGCTATCACTTGCCATGTCAGCTTTTAGCCGGTCAGTCAGGTTGTTTTGCTCCGTCTTGTACAAGTCAGTATCGTTTGCCATCTTGGCAAGCTCACCATCCTGCGCCATCTTGGCGAGTTCTAGCTGCGCCTTGGCCTTGGCTTCCGGGTCAGGAATCAGTTTGTCGATCAGTTTGCCGCCGATACCCAGCAGCGCGTCTAGTCCTAGCATGTCAACCTCCTTGTTGAAACATCCACCATATTGCCCAGCAGAACATCAAAATAATAATGACGATAACAATACCAGCGCCCACTGCCTCAACACCGTCTATTAAGCGCTGCCGTTCACGGCGCTTTTTCATTTCAATGCGTTTTGCCTCAAGCCTTTTTTCTGTTTCGGCCTGTCTGGCTGCTTCCGCTTTTGCTTCTCGCTCAGAGCGCAGTTTATTCATGCGCTGCCAGAACTCATCCCACATCCCAGCTTCTTGGAAGTGGTAGGTAAAAATATGCTTGATGTCGTCGTAGTACTGTTTGATCTGCCGATCAATAATCATTAGCTCCATGACGTACTCGGCATCAGAGACATAGTCCGGCACCAGTTCACCCTTGGCAACCGCTGCTTCTTGCGCAGCCTTGGCCTCTTCAAGCTGTGTTCGTTGGTGCTCGTACTTGCCCGCCGCTGAGAAGAACTTGGTGATCCCCGACATCGAACCAGCCAACGTCTTACCCGACTCCACCGCTCCGTTTATCTCATCAAACGCTTCACGGGCGAGAGCTGCGGCTTCCTTTACTCCGGTGACAACCGCCTTAACCCCTGCAACAGCCAAGCCAATTGTGACTGGATCAATCATTTTTATATCGTATCTATCTTGGTCCAGCCCGGTGGCATGTCTGTATTGATCACCACCCAGCCAGAGTTTGTGTTCGAGTTAATTACCTGCCAGTTCACCGTCTGGTTGTCGTCGATCAACTCCCACAATAGGCGCTGGACGATGGAGTCAAACGCACGGGCAGATTCTGCAACAACTGCTACGGCAACAATGTTATTTACCACAGAAGCAACGGCTGATCCAGTTTCCGATACGAAAGCTACGGCAGTCAGGGTGTTGGCAACAGAGTCTTGGATTTGATCGGTTTCGGCTATGTTAGCGAGAAGGACTGCGGTGTTCGTTGGGGTGTCAGTCAAATCCGCTACTTCAGCACAGACAACGCTTTGTACCGACCCGGCAGACGTAATGGTATCGGACACCTGCGCGTATGGGTCAATGTTTGCTACAGCGTCAAGCTGGGCTGAGACGGCATCTACCCCCTGCAATATCTCGGCAATCGCGGCTAGTGCGTCCAGCGTGTTGACAACTGTGTCTTGGCCTTGTGCAGTCTCGGCGATAGCCACGGGGATGATGGATACACCCACCAAAGAGTCCGCGCCTTGTGCCGTTTCGCTTATGCTGACCGGGATTGTAGATACCCCAACGATAGAGTCAGAGCCTTGTGCCGTTTCAGAAACGTCAAGGTTCCACGTACGTGCAGCCGCCGTAGCAAATGGGGTAGTACAAAACGCGCTGTCAGCGAATAGCATTTATTCAGCCCCGGAAAGCTGTTCGTCTGTGGGCCGAGGCAGTGTCGGATGCTCCCATTTAGCTATGTAATCCCCACGGCCATCGCTGTCGTTTTGCAAGCGGATGGTGCCCATGAAGTCTGCGTCTTGCAGATCGGGGTAAAGTGCTTTGATTTTGTCGTAGAGGTTCATTAGGCTCCCCTTGCCAAAAAGCCAGACATCTGTGTATTCGCCGACGCCAAATAAAATTCCGGGCCTGTGGCTATCATAAGTCCGTATAACTCAACATAATCAGTAGTGCCGTTCAAGTAAATTAAAGACGTTACTGTAGCCACACCATAAATGGTGGCGGAAGGATTAGTTATCGTATACTCAAGGTAAGTACTTCCATTCTTGTATAAAGAAGCACCGATTCTTACGCCGGGCGTTGAAGTGTAATTTAAATAAATATGCCCATTAACTTGATAATACCCAGCGACAGTTGGCGTAAATCTGTAATTTGTAGAAGAGTCAAAACAACTATTGGTGTCAAAATTTTCAGCGTTTAACTGAACCTTAGTCCACACACCGGACGATATAGATTGCGACGTTCCACTTCTAAAAGCACTAAACGCTGGCCCAGTCCCCGCAACACCCGCAGCTAAATTGGACTGAGTTACCGCCCCACTTGCCAGCATTCCTGATTGAACTTGTGTTAATGGCATGGCTTACTCCGGCCAAGTTAGTTGCAGTGCTGCTAGTTCGTCCACGGTAGTACACGCGTCCACCGCCGCTTCGTTGGTATTGCTTGCAGCGCGGATATTGGCTCGTGCAGTTAGCGTGTCGGCATCCAGCGGAATTCCTGTTTCTGTGGCGCGTATTACTTTCCAGTCAGTCGGAGCCAGCATTGATCCAGCCGTAGTTTTAATCTGCGTAACCATGTTTGCCTTGCACTGGTCGAGGTCTTTTGGGTTACCCACACCCCAGTAAAAGCGGTCATCATGATAAGCAGGGTCAGCCACTTCGGTAATG